GGGGTCGGTCAGCGACTTGGCCTTGTTCTTCCAAATGTAAAAATCAAGGGAAATCGTCCTTCTCCTGGATGGCGTGGACATAGCAAGCCCATCGGTGAGGGCATCATCGTCAAAGGCGGGCATCGTCAGTCCTTTATCCTAAACAAATCGGCATCGTCACGCTCGTCATTTTGGACATACTTGTCGTGGATGCGCTGCCAATAGTGATGGCCCTCGTCAGTAGAATCCCAATGGAACGAGTGTAAAGCGTTGTCAAGGCTATCGTCAACGCAATCATCGTCAGCTTGGTGGGGGTTCTGCTTGCGGCCTTGGTGCTGAAGCTCAATCGCTAAAATAGCGGAGTTAGCGACGGCCAAAGGGAGCCTGTTCTTTAATACTTCTCGTATCGTCATGGTTTTGGGTTTAGATTAAGATTTTAACGGATTCTTTGATTAATCGGTAATCTCCAGGGGTAACATCGTCACCCTCGTCAAAGACAAATACTTGCTCCTCAACGGTGGTATAGTCAACGCCAGGGCCGGGAAATTCGTCAACCTCGTCATGGCAATAAATGTAATTATCAACCTGGCCATCGTCATCGCAAGTGAAAACATTTTCGTTTCGCTCGTTGGTCTCAGAATCAAACCAAACATTCGTGATCGTGTAGTGGTAGGCGGTTTCTTGGTTCATTGTTTTAGGGTTTAGGTTATTACGGTCCCATAGGACCGTTTCGGCCTTGTGGCCTCGTCAGATAACCGGTGCAATCTTTTTGGCCCATTCGGGGTATTGATCGGCCCAAAGAGCGATAATTGACTCATCGTCAAACTCGTCAATAATACGGTCAATCGTTGGGGCCGAGATGTAGACCCGGTAAGGACGATCCTTTCTTTTGGTTGCGTAAACAACGGCCTCAACCGTGTCTGCATTGTCGTTGGGTAGGGCGATTGGGGTTCTCTCAATTATTCTCATTGTTTTAGGGTTTAGGGGGTTGATTAAATTAGCCCGGTATCGGCGAAGGAAAAGTAAGACGTACTCGTCAAGATAACATGGTCAAACAGCTGAATGTCAAACATGGCCAATCCGTCTTTTATTTTCTTGGTAATAGCCTTGTCATGCTCCGAAGGGCCTGTATTTCCAGAGGGGTGATTGTGCGCCATAATTACACTTGAGCACAAATCGTCAATCGCATATTTAGAAACAATTTTAGGATCAACAACCGTCCCACTTGTCCCTCCTTGGCTTATCTTGGCATAAGACGTAACCATGTTGGCCCTGTTTAACATCATTAAGAAAAAAGATTCATAAAGCTCAATATCCGCATGATAAAATTGCCTGGCGAACTCTTGGGCATCGTTTGAGCTTTTTATTTGTTTTTGCTCAAATATGGATGGCTCCGAAACGCAAGTAATTTGTTTGGTTTTTACATAAGTTGTTTTCATGGTTTTAGGGTTTATAGGGTTAGGGGTTAATTAGGGTTAATAATTTAGGGATCGTGGATTCGTCAACAAAGTATTCCAAAATCGGTTTTTGGCCTCTTTTATGGTATAGCCAAGGTATTTAGCCTTTAGGGGATAGCCCGCTATCCAAATCGTCAATAGCAAATAACCATCTTTGGTGCGCTCATGTTGAATTTGGCTTTTTGTTGGTCTGTTCATTGTTTTAGGGTTTAGGGGTTAAGTGTAAAGCAAAGTTAATATCGTCAATCGTCAAATGCACCTCAATCGTCAAATTATTTTTATTATTTTTTTTATCGTCAATCGTCAATCGTCAATCGTCAAGCCATCGTCAATCGTCAAGGTATCGTCAATCGTCAATCGTCAAGGCCTGGAGGGTGCGGGGGTCTAAGGGTCAAGCGGTCAAGGCCAACAGGTCCAAAGGTCCAAAGGTCCAAAGGTCCAAAGGTCAAGCCAGGGACCAAGACCAAACCAGCCCGGCGGATCCATGCAGGAACCAGGGACCACAACAGGAACCAGGCCCAAAGGTATATATATAAGCCATGCAACAGCCCCACAAAAAATAGATAAAAAAATTTAAGGTAAAGGTCGCAGCAGGTAGGGCCCGCCGTATATTTGTGTCAACAAATAACCCCAACCCCTAAACCCCAAACCATGAACAACAAACCCCAAACCCTAAACGCCATGAATTACACCCCAACCGCCGCCCGCCTTATTTCCGAAAATTACCCGTACGGATATACGGCCAAAACCACCAAAACCGATTGGCTAGAATTTAGCCCAAAAAAAGGTTTTCGGCATTGCAGCCAAACGATCAACCCCAAGACGGGCCGACCCAATGCCCCTAAAAAAAGCGTTTATTATGATATTTTATTAATGTACCGGGACGAATCCGGCCACGTTAAGACGCAAGCCAGGGACATAAGAGATTTAAAGGAGATCAACCAAACCGCCGAATTTTTGGCCAACCCTGAAATCTTTACCCTGTTCACCGCTCAAGAAATAGAATATATCTATATTAATATGATATTTCACAGCAAAGTGAGCGCAAAGGCTCAAGTTGTTTATTGCGGATCCGATTGGGACAAAATGAAGCCTTATTTTGCCGAACCGCTCAAGGAATTGACCCAAGCCGCCAATACCAAAGGAACCGAAAACAGATTCAATAAAATCCGCTTTGATATTGAAGCGATCGACGCTTTGAAGGTCCCCAATTACAACCCGTTCACCGTTAAAACCTACGAATACAGGGCCGTAAACGGTACAGCCTCTTTAGTCCAGGTACCAAACCAACAATAAACCAAAACCCAAAACAACCCTAAACCCTTAAAAACCCCAAACCATGAAAAAACAAGTTTTGTCCCTCGTTTCTCAAGCCTTCGCAAAAATCCACTTAAGCGCAAGTAAGGATTCATTACGCCCGGCCATGAATTACGTTGAATTTTGCACTTTGCCCGAAGGACCGCAAGGTCCCGCCGGCCTGTACGCCGTAGCCACAGACGCCCACACTTTGTTTTGGCTGAATGTATCCGAAATCCTAAGCAATCCCGAAATATTACCCGCTGATTTTTACCTCCATGCCGACCAATACAAGAAGTTAACCGGGTCAAAGGTCTATTTAATTGCATGCGACCAAGACGCAAAGACGATCCGAACCACAGACAAGGCTGGCAATACTTTAGACGTCCTGCCGTACCTGGACCCCGTTGATATGGTGAACGGCCCCGGCAGGTACCCGCAATGGACCGCCGTACTCCCAACGTCCACCGAATACCAATTAACCGGGGGGCAAATCGGCTTGGATCCCAAGCTAATCGGCCGAGCTGCTCAAATCATGGAGGCGGGCCCCTGGATCTTGACCTTTAGAGAAAAACACCGGGCCGCAATTATTGAATATTGCAGCGACGAACACGGAACGGCCAGCGGGTTAATAATGCCCGTTATGATAAGCCACCCTCAAGACAGGGAAAAAGACCGCCAAGCAATTTATACCAAATTAGCCCAGGCATACGAGAAAGCGCAAGAGCGCAAGCACGCAGCCGAAGCCATGCCGGAATAAAAGAACAACAGCAGCGAAAATAGGGCCCAATTTAGGGCCCTTTTTTTTTGGCCGTACTTTTGGGAATGGTCACAAGGGATAAGGGATAAGGGAGCAGGGCGGAGGGTCCCACCATCCACACCCCCCCAAAAAAAACCGAGTCACCCTCCAAAGGCCCCCGATGTAGGGATAAAAGAAAGGACACCAAAATAGGGGACCGCCAGACGGAAAGCCCATCCCGACCCGACCGCCTGAAAGTAGCAAACGGGACCAGGTACCCGGAATGAAGGATAAAAGAAAGGACACTTTTATAGGTGGCCAATCGTCACCCCCCGCCGTCAAGCTTCGCCGTTCCTGCACGCCGTCAAGCATGGAGCTAGGCAATAGGACCCAGAGTAAGGTAGAAAGAAAGGGTCCCAAATACAGCAACCCGGCCACCTGCAAAGGGTCAAGCTGTAAAGCATAGACCCGGGCAGAATCCCCAAAACGGGTTAACTATCCCCCACTCCCACTACTTCTCACCCCTTAACACAGTTTGACAAAATGGCTAAAATCGGGTACCTTTTTGACGCTGTTTTTAGACTCTTTTTGGTGTCCAAAATGCGACTCAAACGAAAATGAGCATAAGATTTAATATAAGTGTTTATATTCTATATAGATGTCTATATGTTATATAGATGTCTATATTTAATATAGATGTCTATATAGTATATAGACACTTATATATATAGTAAGGGGTAAAAAACAAATTGCGCCCTTTGTGGGAAAAAAACGCCTTTTTTGTGTAAAAGGGGTACCCCCCATTTTTTTTGGGCGAATTAAACTTGACTTGTGGTAATTTTGTGGGTGCATGGCAATACATGAGTTTGTAAAGAAGAAGAGGGCTGAGGTTATTGAGGAGGAGGTCTCTGAGGCCCCTGAGAGCGTTCCGGGTGCTGAACCGAAGGCAGAGATACCTGTTCTCCTAAACGCTCGTTCTACGAAGCCTAAGACGGTCACGAGGCGAGATATTCGGGATTTGCTTGATGCCGACTTGGACAGGACGATTGGCGGCGTGAAGCGGATGGATGCGTTGATTGCCCGTTTGGTGACTGAGGCGATTCGTGGCAATATGCGGGCGATGGAATTGGCCTTGGCCTATTTGTATGGCAAGCCCCAGCAGCAGACCACCGCACCGAACACGGGGCCTTTTGTTCTTGAGTTGACTGAACCAATCGTGGATGAAACTAACGGCGAGGCAGAGTCAGGCGTATAAGATGGCTTTGTCGGGGGAGAAGCAATTCATCCTCTTTGGTGGAGCGATCCGAGGCGGGAAGACTTACTGCCTCCTTCTAACCTATATCTCCCTCTGCTCCAAATATCCCGGCAGCCGGTGGGTGATCATCAGGCAGAGTATGCCAACGCTTCAGCGTACAACGCTTGTAACCTTTACCTCCCTGATGAACCAAGGCTTAGGGATGCACGTTGCCTCTTGGGACAAGCAGGCGCAGATTGTGCGGTTCACCAACGGCTCCGAGTTGATCTTTATGGGCGAGAATTACGATACCGATAAAGACTTTGACCGCTTTAAGGGCTTGGAGATTAACGGCGGTGGGATTGACGAGATTAACGAGTGCCAGGAAGGACTCCTTTACAAGGTCTTGGAGCGTGCCGGTTCGTGGCTGAATTGCGAAGGCCGACCGCCCATTGTCGTGATGGCCACTTGCAACCCAAGCAATAATTGGGTGAAGGAGTTGATTTACGACAAGTGGAAGGAGAACGACCTTCCCTCCACCTGGGCGTACATCCCCTCCAAGATCACCGACAACCCCCACATCCCCGAAGATTACCTTCAATCCCTTCGAAACAATATGCCCGAATACGAGTACAAACGATTCGTGGAGGGCGATTGGGAGGTGCAGGAGAAACCCGAAAACCCATTCTTCATCTCTTACGAAGCCAAGAAGCACGAATCCCACAACGCTTCCTTCAACCCGAACCTACCCATTTACATCTCCCTTGACTTCAACTTACAACCCTTCTGCGGCCTGGTGGCTCAGATGTGGACGGATAGCCAAGGGGACCACGTCCATATCGTTGACGAGTTCCAGGTCGTTGATGGGAGCATCCCCAAGATGGTGGACACCATTAAGGCCAAGTACGCCCCCTTCCTGTTCTCCTGCCTGCTCACGGGCGATGCAATGGGCAAACGGGGCGATTTATCACAGAGGGACAATGCAAACTACTACGAGCAATTAGCGAGGGGCCTTGGATTGGCGCAGAGGCAGATCAAGGTCGCTCCGAACCCGAAGCACGAGAACAGCCGGGCGCAATGCAATTACCTTCTCCAATTCCACCCCGACATCAAGATAAACCCGAAGACGGCCCCCGGCGTGGCGAGGGACATGAAGATGGTGGCGTGCGATGCCGCAGGGAACATCATAAAGCGAAACCGATATATCATTACCCAACAGTCCGACTTTGCCGACTGTTTTCGGTATCTTTGCAACAGCTTCTTGAGCGAATGGTACCTTAAACACCTCAAAAAGAGCGGTTACACACACTTTAACAACAATTTTGTCCCCGAACTTAAAACCCAACCAAGCCGATGAGTTGTCTTGAATGCACCGACTGCCCCGATATTGGCACCTTTGACATCTGCGCCGATAGCGTTGTGATTGGCTATACCACACCAAGCGCAGCTGTTACCGTTGTGATTACCGATGTGACCCTTGACCGCCCCTTCCGTTTCACGATGGCCACGCCCGTGTCGGGAGCGATTACCATCCCCAACGCAACGATTGATGACCTCCAAGCGTATTTCGCCATTGGCCGAACCTACGAGGTAAGGGCTTATGCGAGTTACACCGGCGGTGCCTCGCCGAACCTGGATGGCGTTGGATTACCGCTGACCCTCGCTCCGACCTACACGACTCCCGAATCCTGCTTTTCCTTTCAATTCAAATATATCAACCCCTAAGGTATGATGACCAAAAAAGAACGACACGCCCCTTGCGTGTTTGCATTGCCCGAATCCTTGCGGTTTTCTTTGCCAAAGTACAACATCACCCCATCTAAACCCAATCCCATGAAAAACCTAATTCTCCCCCTCCTGCGCCACGCATTGACCTTTGCTGGCGGTTTACTCGCTGCGAAAGGCTATTTGGACGAATCGTCCGTTGCCGAAATCGTTGGTGCGACCATTTCTCTCGTGAGCGTCCTTTGGATGACCTTTGAGAAGAAGAAATGACATCTCTTGACACGCTGGCACGGGCTTTAGTTGTAAGCCTGATGACCGTATCGTTGTCCATTATGCTTGAGGAGGAACAACTGCTCGGCAAGGCGGGCAAGTGGTTCAAGAAAACCATCCCCCCGCATAAGTTCCCCAACCTTCACAAACCTATTTATGGGTGCGTGGGTTGTATGGCTTCGGTATGGGGAGGCATCTTCTACCTTGTAACCGCTCCGCTGATGGGCTTTGACCTCCTGCAAATGGGTGTCGTGATGCTCGTGGGCGTAAGCCTCAATTTCATCCTCATTAAACTCTCGTGATACACAAACTCGTTTACAAGCTTTTCAAGAAGGAGCTGACCCAAATGGTGTGGGACGACACCTACAAGCCCGACAAGATGCGTGGCTTGAAGTTTGCGTTGACCTGCCAGGGCCACCGGTATTTCATTTACCAGAACATCTTTGACATCCCTATTGACCGAATGGGACGGATCCAAGACCTCGTGATTCAGTTGCAGCGGATGGTTTCAAGGGAAGAGCTTGACATCTTCCTGGAGAACATGGAGGGAGCCTTGAACAAGGCCGTGGATGGCACCGCCGTGAAGAACCTGGCGCAGATTGGCTTTTTGGTCGGGGAGATGCGCAGGAGGAAGGATATGCTCGTTCACCCCGAAGTGATGATGGAGTTGGCGGGGGCGGTGTTGATCCGTGAAGACCAAAACCCAGGCGAGTGGAACAACGAGTTTGAGCTGAAGAAGGTGGAGGCGTTTAGGGAAGCGTACAAGGGCAAGGAGTTGTACGATTTTTTCGTTTTAGCCGGGCTGAGTCAGTTCTTTCCCAATATAGAACATTTAGAAGAAGATTGGACAATCTTCTGGGAGATGGCCTCCTCCCGGCTGGAGCAGACGAGGGAACTCCTGAAATCCGAAATCTCGGCTCGGAACTCTACCTCAACGACTTAAATTGGCGTGAGTTCTTCGTTTTCTTAGCGAGGGGCGATATATTCCTGTATAAGGAGTATATGAAAACATCCGTTGAGGATGTCTTAACTTTGCTCAAGCATTTCCAGGAGGAAAGGCAACGCAAAGCTAAACAAGACACCAATGGCTGATAAAATATCGGTAAGTTACGATGCGAAT